CAGTTCCATTGCTCGCCCATGCACCCACTAGAACCCTAAACTGTCCACGGGGTACAGGAGCAGCCATTGTAAAATCATGCCTGAACCACGTTTCGACAGTATTCATGTCGGCTACCGACCCACTAATCTCTAATTCAGAGTGACGAGCCGTGCCACCACTATAAGCCGAATTAACTACGTCTGTCGCTTCATTTTCATCTAGATTAGACATTGTTTCAATCACGTTAGCTGTTCCATCGGCTCCCTCAAACCACAGGTCGTCATACTGTCTGGAGCCATGCCTTGCCCCTGCCCAGAACTCGTCGTGGGACTGAGCCTCCGCAATCCTCACCTGTAGCATTGCTGGTATGTCTCCTGGTACGTCGTGTATATCTATGTAGTTGGTGTGAGCCTGTGCAGCATCGTCATAATGGTTAGCAATGCTCCGACTGCTAGCCCATGCCACAGGGACAGCCGAGGCTAGGACTGCTATCACGTTGTCAATGTAGACTACTCCTGTGGCATCTGCCGCAGTAGCCTCAAGGCGTATTCTAAGGTCGACATCCCCTGCGCCCCCTGGTGCGGTTTGATTATTAGCAGTGAGTTTCACAAAGCTAGAGGCATTGACCGTTGTCGTGGAGTGTTCTGTATCTGTGCCTGAGTCGTAGTCCAGTTCCATGACCACCTTGCAGTTGGTAAGTTCGTCCACCCGAACCCAGCATTGGAATGACCAAACCTCGGTTGCATCTACATCACCGAGAGTTTGGAACCGCTCTATTACCTGACCGCTCCCCCCAGAATCTGTCATCACCAATTTGAGGCTGGCATTACCGTCCTTCTTCACGGATGTGTCTCTTGCCGTGGTTCCCGTGGCGGTCTTGCGTTCTGTCCAATCTGCGAGGGCTGTCCCTGCCACCTCAAACCCTGGGTCTAGGACATAGTTTTCAATCGTCTCCTCCGCACCATACGCAAACGGCTTACACGTTAGCTGGAGGGTGGCACTGGCAAAAGTCGTGTTCTGGCTATGTACGGGGCCGAACTCGTCCCCCAACGACAAAGTCCCAGAAAGCACGTGAAAATCGACTTGGTTAGTCGCTCCCTCCCATTTACGCCTGAGAATAAGCTGAGAACCAAGACCCGTCGTGGTGTATTCTACCCCTCGCTCTAGCAGGCTGTTGATAGCGTTGATGTTGCTTATCAGATTATCTTGACTCGTGCCGTGGATGCGTAGAACAACCCCAACAAGTCGGTTGGCGTATACCCTCTCCGTAATGTCTGAGCCATGTCGCAATAGGCTGGCTCCTCCACGAGCCGTTCTTGTAGGAGGGGGAGGAGCTAGAAACCCCTGACGGGCAGAGTAAGCCGAGCCATCATTCAAGTTCAGCGTTGTATCGTCATTAAGCAATTGAAGTGTCCACGCCATTAGAGAATCATACCTCCATCACCCATATCATCCTCGTGAAATTCGAGCGAGGTATCAATGTGCTTCCCGTTGATGCCAAGAAACACTTGGGACGTCCAAAACTTGGGGTCTCCCCCTGACGCCATGAAGGCATTTAATGTCGCTGCGGCTCGCTCATCTCTCATAATTTGTTCTACGGTCATCGCCCCAGCCTTCGCCCCACCTCCTGTTCTAACCCCTGCTCCACCTCCTGTAAAGGTGGGTGCATCTATGCCACCGTGCCCTAGGAGTTCACTAGTGAACTCCGAGCGTCGTTGTTTCAGGTGTTGCATCTGCGCCCTTGAGAGGTCATCTAAAGCCTCTTCCAATGTCCCACCGTGTTCTTTTTTCAATGTATGGGCTAAATCTAGTATGTTCTTGTCCATCTCACGCCCCAAATCCTGCAATAGTTGCCCATATTCCAAGAAGGGGTCGTCCATTGAGTCGCTGAGTCGCTCCATCGCTGGAGCAAGTACCGTATCCGTTTTATGGGCAACCCTATCAATCTCATCGCCTACATTTGCAACACTGGTAGCCACCTGTTCCATGTGTCCCCGACTTTGCTCAGCAGCGTCTTGGGTCTTACGGCCCCAATCTATCGTAACTGTGTCCAACTTATCCAGAGCCTGTGATAGCGTCGGAATGGTAAAGGCACTTATCTCGTTGAGTGTCTCAATGATAATATCAATTGGCCCTGCTATCTTTCTGCCCCACTCTACAATCTTTTCAATAATCCAGTTCAACGCATTGCCGACAATCTCCTTGATTAAATCAAACTTGGTGATGAAAGCAACGGTCAGAAGGCCGAGGATGATAATCACAGCACCTATACCTGTTGCCCCTGCAAGTGTCATCCATGCAGCAGTAACCATTCCTATCCCTGCTACAAGGGCTGGAATCATAGAGATTATCAACAGGATTGGCCCACCAATCAGGCCGATGGCTGTGCCTAACGCAAGTGCTACAGCCCCTGCCTGAACTATCGCTGGGTTCATCTCCTGTAGGCGTTTGAATATGCCACGCAACCCATCAACTAACGGCAAGAGAATAGGTATCAGGGCTGCTCCGATAGTTTCCTTGAGGTCGCCCAAGTCGTTACCAAGCTGCCTGAACGGGTCTACATCAGCTTCAGCAGCTCCCCCCACCTTCCCCAACACCAACGCCAGCCTTTCACCAAAGCCAGCTGTCTTATCAAAAACAAGACCCACGCTCTCCGCTTGATGAACTTGCCCACCCAGAGCCTTGCCCATTGTTTTAGCAACGGACTCCATTTTCAACCCTGATGCAGCAGAGGCATCCATGACGGCTGGCAATGCTGCCATCGCTTGGTCAACATCTCCAAGGATGGTAGTCAGGATGGTCAGGACACGAATTTGGGCTTCATCACCGAAATTAGTTTTGTCCTGTAGCGCAGCCGTTGTGTCCATAATCTTGGACTTCACGGTATCAAAGTTAACACCTGTTGACTCCACGCTGCTAGCTAGGGTCTTGATAGCCCTCTCCTGCTCCATCGCAGCACTAACAAAGGACTTGATAGCCAATGCCCCAGCAGCACCCATAGCAGACAAGGCAATGCCAGCAGTCCTAGCACCCTTGCTGAACCCTTCCATGCGAGCCTTGATATCCTTGAAGGCAGCTTTAGCCCTTGTGATATCTGCGTTAACCTTAACTACTATTTCATTTGCCATAGTTATCCAACTCTAGACAGGTTCGCCAGTTGTTCTTCCATGCCCTGCGCCTTATTTGGCACAGCATCATCTCCCACTAGGCTGAGTATATTCATGATCCCAAACAACAAATCGGTGTCTTCCTCCATTAACTGGGATGGCAGACATCCATATCGTTGGCATAGTCCATCAATCAACTTGGCTCGCATAAGAGGCCACGGTTGACCGATGATATTGCCATCCCTATCAGTACCACCGCCAACGTGCTGCCAGCGTTCTATCTCTATCCTAAAGGGTCTGACGGCTGCGTCGTCACCTCCACCCATTGCTGTAGGATGATATTGGCTAGGTCTATGGGTATCTGATTCATTCCATTACCCGTGCATGGGTATGGCTTTCCATCATCATCCTGTAGGTTCCATTCGACCAGGATGCTCTCACCAAACAGGTGAAAGACCTCTAACTGTCTCTCCGATGCTATCAAGTCCTGAATGGACAAGAACGTCCCCACTGGTACATCCAAACGCACAACCACCTCGGCCCCGTCATAATCGTCCTCAAACTGGAGTCGTGCTGTGCGCTTGGGAATTCGGAAACCTTTCGCTGCTTTCTGCGTGGCTACCATGATCCCCTCCCCCTTATATTATGTTGTCCAAGTGGGTGCTGTGCCGTTTTGCAGTACACCAGGGACACTCCATGTCAGTTCGCCGCTGGATGCTCTGGTGACTGCATAGTCGGTCAGGAACTGCTCGCTGGCTAGAATCTGCCCCGACATCGTCAGCGTCACAGTCCTCGCTACCGAGGCACTGCCTACCGTCTTAAAAACGTCATGCGACATATTGGTCGCATCGTTGAATACGCCATCATAGGTTGCCGACAAATCTGCCAGCAACAACAGCCGTTCTATCGCCGCCTTATCGACGCCTGTTACGTCTTGCACTGCCCTTGGGATTGACCAGCTTACCCCTGTGACATCATTGCTGATGGTACGGGCCGAGGTTCCGCTATCGTCAATTGCCACTGCCAGCGTCGGTGCCTCTTTCGCCATTTCTTACCTCCTTATTTTCCTGCCTTCTGCGGCTTCGTTAAATTCGTCTACCCATCTATCTGGCTCCATTGCGTTATGCTCTACTCGCCCTGCCTCTAACCTTGGCAAGTCTCTGGTCAACCACGGCCCACGATCCAGCTTCTTCCAGTGGTCGCTCCCGAAACACCTCTGCCCTGCTGGGTAGTGCAGGGTGATTAACCCCTCGCCCGT